AGAGGTGCTAAAGCATTACCATCTTTTTTCATCTTGCCACCACCCATCATTTTTTTCTTTGAATGATTCATAATTTTTTCTCCTTAAAATAAAGTGGAGGAGTCCTAAGACTCCCCCGAATTGATATTAGTCAATACCATAGAATGCACTTACTAGAGCTTCTTCTCTAAGTACTTTCGCACCATAGACATGAAGACCTCTAACTATGTCACCAAACGATGTTGGGTCTCTCATCACTTCTGTTGAGAGGATAGTATTAGCAGTTGCAGTTGAGGAAATATGACCAGCTAAACATTTACCAGCAGCATTAGATGTTGCAGCAATATTGTTTGACTTGTACATATCAAATCCTCTTAGTTTTCCACTTGAAACTAAACCATTTCTAATTGAACCTTGACCTGCGTTGAAGTCTACAGATAACAATTTAGAAGATGATTGACCTAAAACCTCGTAGAAGTCAGGACTTCCAACAAACCATCTACCTTCTTCAGGTACATTTTGTTCATCTAAAAGTCTAGCCATTCTAGCCATAAGGTCTAGAGGGTCAGTTTCAGACCCACCACTTCCTAAGTCAGCAGCTCCAGAGCCATCAAAGACTCCTGCTCCTAAATCAGTTGCACTATCAGCACCTAAAATATGATTAGGTGATGAAGCTGAACATCCAGCAAACATAGTTGCAATTACAGCAGCATCATATGAATCTTTCAATGCATATGCAGCAGAGCTTGAAGCAACCTCTTTGAAGTTGACATGTGACATATTAGTTTCAATATCATCTACGATGAATTTGAAAGCTTTAGCACTATCAACAACCAAAGATATTTCTTGGTCTGTTAGTCTAGTTTCAGTTGTATCAGTATTTCTTGTGTAATCAGACACAGAAATAACTGGTTCTTTAATAATCTTTACAGAGTCTCCGAAAGAGGATATCTCACCGGCATAGTCGGTGTTTGTGATAGCTTCTACTACTGAGGCTTTTCTAAAGAAGTTTAAAACCTTTTTAGAGTAAACCGAAGGTAAAAAGAAACTATTAGTTTGTCCACTTACGGAGTTTGCAAAGTTAGCATCGGTATCGGTTGAGGGTTCAAAAAATTGAGCCATGATACTTTCTCCTTTAAGTTAATATAGTTTATTTTATGATTCTGCCCTCTTGCATAGCATCTGATATTTCCTTTTCGTATCTATCAAACTCTGCCATACTAAGTGCAGCAATCTCCCTTTCTGACCATACTTTCTCCTGTTTTGGTTCAACAGTTGTTGTTTTAGTTGAAACCATATCTGCAGCAGATTTTCTGGTCGGTTTAGAAGATGACTTAGTCTTTGTAGGTTCAATACCAAAATCTTTTTTAAATAAATCTAAAGCACGAGAAGCTAAATCAGCATCATCAGCATTTGAATATATCCATTTCTGAATAGAATCAGGCTGTTCTTTTGCCCATGTATGAAAATCATCGCTGTTTTTAATATCTTCAAAATCAGGATGTTTTTCTACTAACCTTTTTTCTGCATCTTGTCGTATTAATTGTTGTTCTCTTTCTTGGAGTTTACTAAGGCGTTCTTCTAGAACTTTTGCTTTAGTCTCCGATTGCATATGAGCAACAGTTTCTACAACTTCATACACATCAGGATAGTTATTTTTAAACTCTTCTAGTTCTTCTTCAGATTTAGGAGCTTTATATTCGGTTCTATTTTTAGTAGCTTCCTCTATTAACTCTTGTTCTCTAGTTTTAAACTCGTTAAGTTTACTATCATAATGTTTTTTTAAATCATCATATCTTTTTTTATAGTTTGGTCTTTTGTAAGGTGTGTCCTTAGTAGTTTCCAATTCTTTAGTATTAACACTTCCTTCAGCTTCTACTTCAGTAATGTCATCTGTTTTAAAGAGTTTATTCTTTTCAGAAGGCTCTTCAAAATACATATTATCTGATGATAAAAAAGGTTTATCTTCTCCTTTGTGCCAAGGTTTATTTGCATTATAAGGATTTGGCGTTTCCTCTTTTTGGACTTCATTAGTCATTTTCTTTTCTCCTAATTGGGGCTTCGGTTACAAGGTAGCTCTATGTCGACTAGAGGGCTTGTATTGTAAAGGTAGCCTTTCGGTTTTTATTTGATAGAGTGCCTAATATCTTAGGGTAGCTCTATCGTTTATTAGCTACGGACATATCTGGATTGTGTATTGGGGTCCATCATATTCTCTCTAACTTTATCTCTAACAGTAGTATCTTCTTCAGGTATGTAAGTACCTTCATTCATTACTTGCTGCCGGTTAATGTTAGATTGGATTTCTTCCTCTCCACTATCCATTTCGCCACCATTAGCTACTTGTTGTCTTTTGTCTGCAGAAGCTTCAGCATCTTTCATCATACGCATCAATTCATCAGCTCCGATTTCTTCTGTAGCCTTTGCAGTAAAAACAAATTCTCCATCCGATAACCTTGCAGGTATCGAATCAGAGACTCCTGAACCCGGTCCTTCAACAGGACCAGACCCAGCAAATTCTTGAGCAACATCTATAACTTTATCAAATAGCATAGCTAGTTCCTCATCTTGTTCTAATTTAGAAGTTAGCATGTCTTCTTCTTCTTCTGTTAATGCTTCCTCCATTATAAAATCTGTATAATTATTTTCCATTTTTTCATCTGGTAACATTTTAGGTGTTGTCATAACCATTAACATTTGGTCATCCATAGAACCACCTTCTTGTTTTTTTAATCTTACTCCTCTGCCTATAAGTACATCAGCGTATGAAGTTTTACCATCTTTATTTAAATCTGGAAATTCTTTTGCCATTATTTCTCCTTTGCTCTTCCTATATTAATTGCAAACCAATCAATAATTTTATAAGCTTTACCTACTAAATTATCATCTAGTGGTGTTGGTGTTAGTGCAGCTATCATTGAGCATATTGAGATAACCCAAGGTACTACACTAATTATTTTCATAATTGTATCTAATAAATCTAACATATTATATTTCCTCTTTTCTTGTTATTGCTTCTTTAACTTGTAGGTCCAACTGCTCCAATCGTACCAGAGAAGCTATCTTCCCCTGGAATCGGTACATCTCCTGTTCCGATGTTGCCACCACCAGTCCCTGTAGGTCCAAGTTCTTGAGGTCCTGTAGGTACTCCTTGAATACCTCCCATTGTGGGCTGTTGACTAAAGGGTTGAGCTTCTTCGCTATTTGTTTGTCCAGCATTTTGCATTCCTATTATTTGTGCCATTATAGCTGCTTCTTCAGGGTCATTGAGTATTTCATCAGGGTCTAAGTCTAAGCTATAAGCAAGTTCACTTACGAGTTTAGAAATTTTAACAAATGGTGCAATAGCTGGACTTTGTGCAGTTTGTAAGAACATAGTAAGTCTTTGACTTCTAACTTCTTTTTGCATTAAGCTATTTGTACCTGTAGCTTTAACTTCTAAATCACCTTCAATATTTAATTCACCTTCATGAAATTGCATGTTCCATTGAAAGTAAGATTCTCCAAGTGGTTTTAATAAAAAATCATCTAGATTTTTAATAACTGTTTTAATATTTAAACTTGATGCTCCTAGTAACATTGACATACCAGAAGCAGTTCTTGTCATACTTTGAACACCTGTTTGTCCATGTGAATAACTAGGTATACCTGTTTGTTCATCTGCAAGTTGTCTAAACTTGTCAAACATCATTAAGTTTTCTTGTGATGTATTAGGAAACTTTAAACCATGTATAGCTTGTCCGGGCATTCCTGCTTGTCTTCTAAATATCTTACCCGGATATATTTCCATTGATTGTCCACCAACTAAAGCAGATTCATCCACATCAAAAACAAGTGAGCCTGACATTGCCAAATTATCAATAGCCATTCTTGCATGACCATTCATAATTTGCTGACTGTCATCCATGTTTTCTGCTATACCAATACCAAAAAAGTTATATGGATTTCTTTCATATGGAAAAGCATGATATGGTAATCTATAAGGTGTAAAAGGATTTACTACTGCTCTTAAAAGTTTATCCCCACATATCCAAGCATTAATTTGTACTTCATCTAAATCATCTATTGAGTCATCAATTTCTATACCAACTTCTCTTGCATACTCTGCATCCATAATACCCCAGTATTCAAGAACTTCAAAATTGTTTTGATAATCATCTTCAGTAACATTATCATCTCTTAATTGAGATTCATAATCTTTTTCAATATAGTTAGGACCAAATTGAATGCATTCACGAATTGAATCTTCATCAAAATATGGCATGTTTCGTAGTTGTCTTAACTGGCTACGATTCATT